TTTTGGGCAAAGTTAGGAGTCACAATTAGTGACCTGGGATGTTTCAAGCAATCCTGTAAAGACTGGAATATTGACTACCAGGAATTTACGGGAGACATGCAGCAGCAAGGGATGCCGGTTCATGCTATCCTAAAAGATAAAGAAGGCGGTTCGACTGCTTTCTTGTGCCGTGAAGGCGGCGGCTATCGGGTAGTCATGGATACCGATCCCAGTTATTCATCCATTGCCAGGCGCTGCGGGAGCAAGCTCACTCGGGACTATGCAGTCAACGTAGTTCGTAAGGGTGCAATGCGGAGCGGTGCCATTGTGAACGGCATAACTGAACTGGACGATGGTTCAGTAGTAATGAAAATTGCTGCGGTGGGCTAATGTTCCAGCTTGTACTTGTCGCGGGAGCAGCCATGGCCTTTTATTGGTCATTAGAGCAGGGGCCGTGGTTGCTCCTATTGTCAGTCATCTTTATTTTCGGGGCGATAGTAATACTGCCCTTTTTGGAGTACACTTATACAAGGAGAGATTAACAATGCAAGAGGTAACAGTTAAAATCTCGCCGGACGGGTCCAAGGTTGATATGGACGCCGAGGGCTTCACAGGCGGCCAATGTGAAGATCTGATGAAGAAAACCATGGGCATGTTGGGCGAGACCATGGAGTATAAGAAGAAGCCTGAGTTCTTTAGTGTAGGCGGCGCGGGAACAAAGGTAGGGGCTTAACCAGTTTGGGGCGAGTTCCCGGTTAAACTATAAAAGGCCGCCATACCTCCTATAGCGCCGGGCGCTTGCCCCTTATACTTTGGAGGCAACATGGAGTGCATATACTTTGGAGGCATTATGGAGTACACAGTTAAGATCACACCAGAGGGAGACATCTACTTCCTTTATAATGACGATTCACCGCTCCGTCAAATCGGAGACATGCAACTCAAGAGGGCCAGTAATGTAGTCTGGGATGAGAAATGCCAGGGATGGAAAGTCAAGACGCTTCTCCCAGTTCCTGACACGCAAGATCATACGGTTGACTTTAACATCAATCAGACCTTCCATCAGCGGTCTGAAGCCATAGATTATGAGATTAAATTCCTAAACGAAATACTCGCGGCTGGAATGCCTATAGAGGAAATGTTCGAGGAGATATGAGATGGGAGAAATAGCAGATGCCATGATAAACGGGTTAATGTGTGAACAGTGCGGCGTCTACCTGGACGGAGAGGAGCCAGGATTCACCAGATGCTGCACAGATTGTGCCGAAGATCCCGAAATAGCTGAAATGTATAAAGATCGGATCATTGAGAGTTATTCATTTGGTCCAGATGAATAATCCCGAGCGATGGCGGATCACTCGGGATCTTTGGCGGCACATGGGTTCTGGCAGGACAAGTTGGAGGCCAGATCAGAGATAGAGGAATTCTCCGCGCCATGTTAACTACCACGATATCAAAGTAAATTCCATTTGTCAAGCAGAAAGTTTGCAATCGATTGCAAAAAGAGGGGTGGCACTTGGGCTGCCGGTACCGGCATGATTCCTGCCGCCCCCCGGCATGATTCCTGCCCCCTGGGCGGCATGATTCCTGCCCCCTATAACATAGTATTATAAATATAGTCATATAAACATAGTCTAAAAGAGGCGGCAAGCAGAATGGCCGCCAGGGGGATTCGATTTTAAAACAGAAAAGGAAACCAGAGATGAATAAAGAAAGGGAGAAAACGAAAGATGAAGAGACTTGAAGGAAATGTGAGGCGGGATCTTCAGCAAGCGTATTTTCGACTGGTAGTCCCCAACTTCGGTAACATGCTCTCAGGGTCAGAGTGTCGGATGTTTCAATTCTTATGTGATAAGAGTTTGAGATTTGGGCAATATTCGGCTTGGATCTCTGCCGGTCAATTTCGAGACGGGGACCGAAAGCATGGAATAGCTGGATTCCCAGATTGGAGACCTCGGAATATTCGTCAGGTTAGAGATCAAGTAAAGAGGCGGAACTTTATATTTTATGAGATAGACTACTCAAATCCAAATCGGGCGGTAGAGTATACGATAAACGTTCCCGGTGTTTGGACTTTACTCCGTAGGATGTTTATCGATATTAAAGATTCGGATGTTCAGAATTACCTGGCAGTACTTGAAAGGTCGGTCCATGACTTTGGAGAGGCAGGGTACGAAAGGGGAGATTTTGAGGTCATTACTGATAAGAATCTGGAGAAAGGAATAATGAAAATTGAGGACGCGATCAAAACCGGGGAGAAGATATCTGCTAAAGGCAAATTATATAAGTCGAGACGAAGGAGTCAAAAGGAATTGAGACCTTTTATGATAAGAAGACTAATGACGGAATATTGCGAGGAGGTTGGAGTAAAGTATGCCGAACCTGGTTGGACTGGCAAAGAGGCCAAATCGGCGGTGAACTGGCTAAACTATTGTAAGGGAGCCGGACACGATCCCAGAGAGATCTTATTTGAGGTCTGCAAATTCTGGAAGTCATTCAGATCTGGAGCAATTCTACGTGATAACCGGACGCAGATTGTTTTAAAGGACACTGTATCCTTCTGGCAATTTTATCAGTACAGGCGCGAAATAGGAGCCTGGATTAAAGCAAATAGGGATAGGGTTACGGAGAGCCAGAGTGAATGGGCGGCAATAGGCGAGGAATTTAGACGGAAGAGAGGAGAGAATTAAAATGTTGATATGTTTCCCTTGGGAGATGAAGCACAACTTTAGAGGAAAAGTCTCCTATAAGCAAGACATTATGAGTGATTTATATAAAAGAGGATATCGGATACAACGTGAAGGCAAGAAGACATCGGATAACCGTACTATAGATGCGGCTCGGGACGCCATTATAAAGATCGATAAAATGAAAAAGGCAAAAGAGATGCCATGGTTATTCATGGTGAGTGATGATTCGACATTGTTCGTTGCCCTTCGAGAGTTACTACCAGTGACGTGGTGTCTTACCAACAAAGTTACAGTTTATAGTGTTGACAACCAATACTTGATGGATAACATATATCGGAACGTGCCCCCTAAGTTTGATCCATGGGACGAGGGGGAGAGGACTATAGTAGATACTGTGAAGTATTCAGGTTTACTATACTGGCAGGGTGTTACAGATCCGGTTCCTGGACTTCACAAGTATGCTGGAATGTCGCTATCACTTTTGAGGGAGAGGATAGGGCGTAGATGGCCGACAGTCTTTACTCACAATTATAAGGGGAAGATGATTGAGCCGGAAGATATGGAAAATGTTTACCAGGAAGTTTCGGATTGCCTGGGTGTTAAAGTTAGTAATTTGATTGAAGAACACGCGGTGGCCCGGCGTTATCATTACGGCAAAAAGGCCAAGAAAGACAGATTTGGAGAGGCAAAGACATGAGCATTGGATTTGGATTACTGCAAAAGATAATGGAAGAGAACCGGCCCGTGTCTTTCCTGGGAGATAATGATATCCCGGTGGAAGCCTTCAATCCAGAAGAGACACGAGTCTATGAATTTATGGCCGATCACGTGCTCAGCCATGGACGGATGCCACGGGTCCGTACCGTGGAGGCGGAGTTAGATGTCAAGATAAGAGGTCTGCCGGATGAGCCTATAGGTTACTGGGTTGATACTCTCAAGACGAGATATTTATCCGCCGTGATTCTGGACGGTTACGAGGAGGTATCCAAGTCTGTAATGGACGGTGAGATGACGGACGCGGTAGATAAATTGCAATCAATTGCAATGAGTGTCGGGAAGCGAGCTGCCGGAGATCAAATAACAACTCTTGGGGCGAGTGTGGCCGGAGTACTGGAAGATCACGATATCAGGCAGCACTCAGCTATGATGAAGGGCATTCCCTTTGGCATCGAGTACCTGGATGAAGTTTCGGATGGCGCTCAGCCGGGAGACACCATTGCCCTGGTTGGGCGGCCTGGAGTCGGCAAGTCATATATTATGGGTATGATTGCCTTGCATTCGTACTTGTATCACGAAGATGTGCCTTTGGTGGTTACCATGGAGATGCTGACAAGTCAATGGGCCAGGCGGACGATGGCGCTGAAGTCAAACATAACTGCGGACATGATACGCAAGGGGCGTCTATCTACACGTGGTAGAGATTACCTGGAGGTTAGGACTTCGGATCTCCCAGAAATGAGGGAGCGACCGTACTATCTCTTGCAAGGCCAACTGGGATCTACTGTTGAAGACTTGGCAATGAGAATCCAGGAATTGAAACCCACGGTAGTATATATCGATGGCGCTTATTTGATGCAGACAAGGAGTCGGCACCGTTCTCGGTGGGAGAGGATCTCGGAGGTTGCAGAGTTTCAGAAAATGATCGCACGTGACTTTAATGTGCCTGTGATCGGATCATGGCAGTTCAATAGAAAGGGACCGGGAGACCTGGGCAACATAGGCTTTTCGGATGTTATAGGCCAGTTGGCTTCGATCGTGATTGCTATCAAGAATGATAAGAATTACCAGCCGGAAGTTTCCTGGAGGCATCGGTATTACAAGATCTTCGATCTGCTTAAAGGCCGAGAAGGAGAGACCGGATCTATACGAGTACTTTACGATATGGATCGAATGATCATTGAACAGGATTCTGTGATTGAAAAAGAGGACGAAGGAGGTAACCGCTATGGCAACCAGAACGTTCCGGCTTGAAACACACTCCCAGAGAATATTCAAAGTTCCTGAAGAAAGGCTGCCTATTGCGATTGACTTTTCAAATTATGGAGAAATAGAACCAAAGGGAGTCCATGTTGAAATTGAAGACAATGCCGGTAATCCAGCGGGGTTGGTGGGAGCGAGTTTAGTATCAGTTGAAAAGAAGACACGAGTTCTGTTTACTCTCGAAGGTGGTTTGATTAACTTGTCTCCGTACTCCGTGACGGTGACGGCTAAAGTGACGGATACAGAAGAAGTAATCTATCGGTTCCTGGTAGTTGTCAGAACCACCACTTCTATCTGGCCGACGCAAGCATTGGCGAAAGAGAAAGAGACGGAATCTGTAAGAGTGCCTATGAGTCCTAAACAGAAGGTCAGATTAATTAGGTTTAAAAATGCAAGAAGGTAGCATTGTCAGTTTTCTAATGGCGTTAGGGGTTGACTACCGGGATATTGTTAAAACTGGGGCGTGGGTTAACTGCCCGTGCCCGATGGCTCCGTGGACACATGCTGGAGGGGCAGATACGAGACCAAGCTTCGGGGTTCGGGTCAGTAATGACGAGTTGTCTTATTACTACTGCTTTGGATGCACGCCGGAGGGTCAGCGGCTGGACCGCTTGTTACACAATATGTTCGTCATGGGCGGCCTATATCCATGGCAAGCGGCGAAGATGTTTCTGCTAACAGAAAACCATTACTATGAAGACGATGAGCACAGGAAGCCTCGAAAGCCTGATCACTTTGAGAATCTGGAAATTGACGAGGAAGCTATTAATCCCTTGCCTTATGAAGTCCTGCGGAAATACGAGTTGCTCCAGGATAGTAAGGACGAGGTAGCCAGGAGATGTATCCGGTGGTTTGAGTTTGAGCGACTCATCCCTGAGCATATAGTCAATATGTTTAAGGTCCGGTACGATCCTGAAAGTCTCGCGGTGGTCTTTCCTTTGACGGATCGGAAGAGAAATACATTTCTATTGAGATCCAGGGCAATCGCAAAGAAGAGTATCTGGACGATTAGTCCGAAGGTGGCCGGATACCCCCGGTTGATCTTTCCAAAGTTAAGAGATGTCGGAGTATGGTTCGGGATGTGGTTGGTAGACTGGAGAAAACCAGTGATAGCCGTGGAGGCTGAGCTTGATGTTTTACGGCTGGCCGCGTTGGGAGTTTACAATGTTATTGCTTCAGCCACGAGTTCGGTCTCTGAGGCGCAGATACGGACGCTGATGCTGTCTCCTAATTTAATCCTGGGTTATGATAGCGACCGAGCCGGGGCACATGCACATCGGAGAATCAAGGGAAGAGTAGGGAAGGATCATAAAGTTAAGGAGATTGATTGGACGATCGGGCGTAAGCATCCGAAATTCCGAAAGGATAAGGACGATCTGCAATGTAAGGATGCCGGGGAACTTGAGAGTAAAGAGGAATTACGCAGAGTAATGAGAAATATTTATAAAAGGGCTTGACAAAGGGTTCTTACTATGATATTGAAAGTAGTAGGAAAATTATAACTTTAAATCAGTAAAGGAGAAATAAAATTATGGCACAACCGAAGTGGTTCCAAAAAGGTAAGAAAGGCCGGGAACGGTCAAAACAAGAGGACGAGGCGGCGGCTCAGAGGAGGGAGCAATCTGGGATCTGGAGATTCAGAATGGGAAACAATGAAGCTGCTAAAGTAGTATTTCTGGATAATCCTGACTTCTTCATTCACGAGCACACTCTCAAAGTTGGACCTAAGCAGTTTGTCAATGAGACCTGTATAAAGGATTATGACAACTGCGCTCCCTGCGATGATATGTCAGACATTTCCAGTTATGAAGTAATTGGAACGGTAATTGACACTCGGGAGTATTCAGGCAAGGACGGTAAAAAGCATAAGAACCAGAAGAAGTTATTTGTAGGCAAAGGCAAGGCTCGGCAAGTACTTCTCCGACGCATCGAGCAGCAAGATGACGATCTAACCTACTGTGTATTTGAGATGGCCCGAGGCTCTAATAAAAATGAATGCGCCACGGGCGAAGACCTGGTATTCCTGAAACGGTTTACGAAGGCTCAAGTCAAAAGGCTATGCCCTCCAGGAGAGGATGTAGATGAGTGGCTGGAGCCTTTTGATTATGGCGAGATCTTCAAACCTAAGACAGCCAAGGAGCTTCGGAAGTTATATGGATCTGGAGAGGCCTCGGTAGGGGCAGAGGATGACGATACCGGAACTTCTGTGGATGATGTAGGAGAGGAAGAAGAGGAAGGCACTGGTGGGACTGAGTTTGATGAAGATGCCTTGCGAGAGGAGTTGGAGGATAAGAGTCGGAAGGCATTGGAGAAATATGTCGAGGCCGAGGAGCTTGAACTCAAATTCACGAAACGCACTAAGGATGCCACTTTGATTAACAAGATCATTGACGCCATGGCCGAGGAAGGCAGAGGTGAAGAGCAAGGAGAGGAAGAGAAGGGCGATGACAATGGAGGAGACATCGATATCGATGATTTAATATAACAATTGGGACGGGTAAAGTGGCTTGCGGCACCTTATCTGGGAGCCAGCTTCGACCTGGCCGTATAAGTTGCGGAGTCCACCCGTCCCATTTGGCAAGCGAAGGGAATGGGTGACTTGGGGCGTTTTGCCTGGGAGGACGGAACGTGAATGCATGGTTTAAGTGCTCAAGTCCGCTTGTCGATCTTGCCTGTGAGCGATAGTGTCCATAACCACTATCGAAGGGTGGCCGTTTCTTCTGCTTGGCGGCTGCCCGTTCTCACAGGCATTAATTTGGAGGGAGTATGAGTGACAAAGTAATGGCCTGGATAGTCGTAGTGGCTTCGATAGTAATCGGATTTATCTTAATGCACCTTTGGATTTGGCCGTGGTATAAGAAAGGATTAGGGATCTAATGTATTCCAAAGTGACAGTGGGGACTCACTTATTTATCCCGAAAGATGAAATGAGAATGGACGTGGAGTTTGCCAAGAAGAAATTCACTGCACGGTCCAAGTTTAACGAGGACGAGGAATTTCCAATGTTCTTGAATCTTCCGAAAGTATTCGGGATTCCGAGGTACCACTTTAAAAACTGGAGTAGGATCGCTGAAGAGGTTGTGGACTTGCGGACTGACGGCAGTAAGATCCGGTTTAAGTTTAAGTCCAAACTGAGGGAAGGCCAGGCACCTATAATCAAAGAGTTTGAGAAGCAACTGAAACGGGGCAAGAGTGGGTTCACTCTGGAGGCTCCGCCAGGGTTCGGCAAGACGGTAGTATTGATTAAAATGCTGGAGATCCTGGGGAGGTCAGCTATTATCATCGTTCCGAGATCTAACCTGGTGGACCAGTGGGTCGATAGGATAGCTGAGCATTCGACTTATCCGAAGGATCGGATTGGAATAATTAACGGTAAGATTATTGAGTATAAGGGGAAACCGATAACGGTTGCCCTGGTACACTCGGTTGCCGCGCAGATGGCAGAGGAAGATGCATTCCATAACTTATACGGGGTTGCAGTTTTTGACGAGGTAGATCGGAGTGTACCTCCGGCTACCTTCTCGCCAGTGCTTAGTCTATTCCCGGTCAAGTATCGAGTTGGAGCCAGTGCAACGGTATTCCGTAAAGACGGCCTTCACGAGATCCACGATGCTCATATATCGGAGGTCCGGCTGCGAGGCAAAGATGTCGGTCGGATGGCCCCGAAGATATTGATAGTGCATCATGGAGGAGACTCCGGCCAGGTCTGGGGAGGCAGCGCGAAGTTAAACCGGAGAGGCATGTTGCTTTCAAAGCTGGCAGGGAACGCGATGAGAAATCAGTTAATCTGCAAGTATATCCATTTAATTTATAAGTCAGGACGTAGGACGCTGGTGTTATCTGATCGGACAGCTCAGCTTTATAAATTGAACTGGATGATGAATAAGAGAGGAGTAAAACTTCCAGAAATGGGATACTACTGCGATTCAATATCAATGCCGGGGGGTAAGAAACGCAAGGTATCTAAAGACGAGCTGGAGGTCAGTGCAATCCGTTGTAAAATTATTTTCGGAACCTACGGCAAAGTAGGCATTGGTACAGATATACCGGATCTCGCGGGGCTTGTTTACGCAACGCCCCAATCACAGGTAGAGCAAACGCAAGGTAGAATAGAGCGAATGTTGGAGGGCAAGAGTCAGCCTGTAGTTGTTGATATCATTGACACGGTCTACAAAGATGCGAAGGGGTGGGCCGAGGCACGGAAGAGATATTACTTCCGTAAACAACTCAAAATAAAGGTGGTAAAGTAAATGGAAAAGGCAAAGGCTAAGCCTCAAGACAGAAGGTTGTATCACAAGATTTATTACGATTGCCATAAGGATGAGATTAGAGAAAGGCGTAAACAGAAATATGCCGAAGATCCTGAATACCGGGAAGAGGTCAAAAGACGATGGCGTGACTGGTGGGCGAGAACGCATATTCCCACTGATCCCACTATGGTTATCGATGAGAAAGGCAAAAAGTACTTCTCCATCTCACATCTCTCTGACGCAATCAATCGGAAAGTAAATACAATCCAAAGATATCACGCTCTTGGAGTATTGCCGGAGGCCACCTACTTTAGCACTCGGGGCTGGCGTCTCTATACTATCGAACAGATGAACTTATTAGGATCTTTATTCATGGAAGTAGACGATAAAGTGATATCACTCAAAGAAATGACAGCACTCGCTAAGAAAGAATGGAGGAAATGTGCCTAAAACTAATATATCAGAGAGACAAGGCTTCGTGGAAGTTAGTAGTACAGTAATTGGCAATCAAAAGCGCCGGAATAAGAAGATCAAGGTCCGGCCATTCATTACTGCAACTGCGAACGTGTCAGTTAAATATGGCTTAACCATACCGACTCAAGAGTATGGTTCGGCTCGGGTTGATGTTATGCTGTCGATGCCATGCTACAAAGAGGAGCTTGTGGAGACTTATGAAATGGTCCGGCAGTTATGTGATAAACTTATTGATCGGGAGGCCGATAGAATCACAGGTGGAGAGGAAGAAGATTGAAGTTTGATCCGAGCAAGTATCACTTAGGTAATCTCTGCAAACGAGGCCATGACTTTTCTGGGGAAGGCGAAAGCTTGTGTACGAAGAGAAATGAGTGTGTTGAGTGTCGAAGGGAGTATGCAAGATTATATACAAGGAAAAGACGGAAGGATGATCCAAGTTTTCGTTGTGCTCAAAACAAACGAAATAGAGAGTACATGGTAAGGCTTCGAGAAGAATCCCCGGAAGAGTTGAATTCGTACAAACGAAAGCAGTATAGAAAGCATGCGAAAAATATATCTGCCAGAAGAACTCGGCGTAGAATAGAGGACCCTGGTTATGACAAGGAGTGGAAGCGAAAAGAATACGAAACTAACAAAGATGTTTATATACAAAGAGCAAGGGCGTGGGCAGATGCGAATCCAGAAAAGGTCATAGTTGTCAGAAGAAGATCATGGCAGAAATGGAAGAACTGGAAGGAAGTGATAAAAAGTGGTATTGTGAGTGAGGAAGTTGTTGATGTTTTAATTGAATATAAGATTGCGATTTTAGACGCAGAAAGGAGCTATAAAGATGCCAGCAAAGCAAAACGATATTAAGAGGAATGTTGAAGAAGATATAAAAGAACTGCAAGGAATTGCTCGGCGTGTGCTAAGTGGCGACCTTGCACTGGAGAGAGCACGATTGGCTATTAAGGCACATAATTCTAAGTACAACAGTAGAATGTCTGATCTGAAGGCAGCAGCATTGATAATGGAGTATTTACCAAATGCGGATTTCAAAGATCTTCTACCATTGTAAGTGTATAGGAGAAGTAAATGGCGAAAGATAAACTGGAGGCAACTGAAATTGTTGAAGTAATTATGACTCAGCATTGGGACATAGCAGCATGCCAGTGCTGGATCTGTAAAGCTGGTCGTGAAATTGATTTGCATCCGACACGCAGGTTCCTCCCTCGAAAGAGTAAATATGGCAAGGTACGTGTAGAGGAGGATAAAGTTAATGGCTGAAAAGAAGAAAGAGAAGGCACCTACTTTATTGAGTGACTTAGTAGATGCTACAAATAAAAGTTGTGGAGCCGGGACTATGTTCAAAGGGTCCGGCCTCCCGAAAGATCCGCCTCGAATACCCTTCGGGGTTTTCTCTTTAGACTTTGCCACTGGAGGCGGAGTTCCCCAGTGGGGCAGTGTCGGTTTATGGGGTCCAGAAAGCGGCGGCAAGTCGAGCTTAGGAGCTAATGCCATGGCAGCCAGTCAAAATATTTGCTGGCAATGTTTCAAACTGCTAAGATATTGTGATTGCAGTCAAAAGTCATTATTAATGGATACTGTTTGGTTGGATGCCGAGGGGACGTTAGACAGATCCTGGGTTGCGGATATCGGTGCAAATCCTGAACGATACCATGTAGTTCTGGCAGATTATGGGCAGCAATATGCTAACATTGCGGACTCGGTCCTGAGAGCTGACGATTGCGGCCTACTGGTTATCGATTCTCTGGCAGCGATCACACCTGAAGAGGAAATGGATAAGCCAGCAGAGGATGATTTCTACGCCTTGCAAGCGAGATTGATTGGGCGGATGGTTCGGAAGTTGAAACAGCAACTTATTAGGCAAAGGAAACGGGGGCACCCCTGCGCCGTCATCATGGTTAATCAAATGAGATCCAAGATCGGTCAGAAATTCGGATCTCCAGAAACCATGTCAGGGGGTCACGCACTAAAGCATGAGTTCTCACTTTTGATTCGGGTTATAAAGAAAGCCTTGACAGATCAAGATAAAATCTTTAAAGAAACAAAGGGGGATCTTGCCGCCAGACACGCATTCGCTATTAAAAAGGAAAAATGCCTGACGCTTGCCGGGACTGGCGAGTTTGTCAGACTCCGCACGGACGTTGCGGATGTTGATTGCCGGAAGGGTCAGATTTACGACTTCGGCACGGTTCTGAATTATGCACGAGAGTACGGAATCGTAAAGAAGAACGGAAGTCAAGGCTGGAAAGTATTTAATGTCAAGGCTAAACGTCTTGATCAAATCAAGTCAATGTGGCGGAAGTTGCCTGACGAGTACCATAGGGCACAGGCTGAAATAATTCGCAGAGCGAAAATGAGATTGAAGGGCGAGGAGACGTAGAGATGCCTATTCGGATTTGTAGTGTTTGCAATCAATTGCAAAAGTACTCCAAGAGTGATTACAAGTACTTAGATAAGGATGGTCCCATGGTATGCTCAGTCCAGTGCATACTTGATTGGCTTATAGATGTCGAAGATGATCGGTCTGATCCTTTGGATATTGATCCTGGAGATGAGAGGCACTGCGGCATAGTCAACATGGATAGGCCAAACGAAGTATATTCCCACCGACTAAAGATGTGGTTCCGGTCCCACTTTGAAATGCACGTGGCCGAAGTATTAGATGACTCTGATTTTAAATTTCAGTATGAGAAAATCGGGTTCACCTGGAACCGCAAGATTTACACTCCCGATCTATACTTTCCCAGTTATCTGTCGTTCATAGAAGTAAAAGGCAAATGGCAAGCGAGTCAACGGTCCAAGTATGCTGACTTCAGAGAAGTGTGGCCGGAGATCCGGTTGCTGGTTGTGCCATGGACACTGGAGAGTGAGTTCAGGGAATTTAAGGAGATACTGGGATGAGCAAATTCGCTAAGATCGTCCGAGGTCTGAAAAAGAAGACCAAGGTCCATATTGATAATGACTACCGGGAGGAGATTGAAGAAGATATCGATGATCCGGCTGCCTTGGCAGCATCTCATATAAACATGAGAGCAGTGGAGAATGTGGCCTATACTATCGGCAAGCCTCGGGCGTCTTCGATCCTGGTAAGCTGCATTCGGATGCATGTCATAGGGACCGTAAATAAGATCCAGAAGAAGGAATGGTCCTCGGCGCGGTCCCGAGTACTTTTCGGATATGGCAATGCTTATCATTATTGGATTCAGAACAAGCCAGACTTTTACGGTCGCCGGAGAATTGGATGGTGGAAGTGCCAGGCATGCCAGAAAGTAATGTTCTTTGGATTCCCACCTAAGCAGCCGTGCGGCCACTGTGGGGCGGCCAGGGAAGCTGGAGTCTACCATGAGCATCACATGGACTTGAACGGAGCACATCCGATGAGTGGGCACCCTGATTTATTCCTGGATGTTAACGGTCTGATTCGAGTCAACGAGTTGAAGTCAATTAATGGGGAAGAGTTTGAAAAATTAAAAGGAGTCAAGGCTGAGCACGAGGCCCAGACGCAAACGTATATGTGGGGCTGTGGCCTGGATAAGAGCATCCCGATTAAGATAGACACTCAAGTTGGATATGTGACCTATATCTCGAAGAAGTATCGGACGAAAACACTACCCTTCAAAATGTTTCGGATCAAAAAGAACGCGGCGATTCTGAGAACAATAAAGGCAAAGGCCAGGAGTTATAGAGTAGGAGTAGAGGACTATCCCAAATATCTCCCCGAACTGGATTCCCAGTGCGCGAGTCATAACCTGAGAAACTATAAGGCAAAGGTGTGTCCTTGTAGAGAGGAGTGTTTGAAGCATGCCTGATCAGGTAAATGTCTATCGAGGCAAGAACTGTCGAGTACAATTTCTATGCCCTGATATGAGATACGGTGAAGAGGCACGGTATTACGACATTGACGGGGCGGATTTCTTGTTCAAGCATATAAAGCATTTCAAAGATGAGGAACTGGAGCATGAGACTGGCATAACTGTAGAGGGCAGTTTTAGACTGGTGGTGAGTGGGACATCTGGCAGGGAGAAGGTGGCCTATGAGACGGAGCCGGTGTGGATGGCAAACCGGCAGAAGGCTTTTGAGGAGAAGATAGAGTATCTCAAACGGCGTGACGGGCTGCGAGTGATTCGGTTTAATAAAAAGAAGGAAGCATGATTCAAACTTACCGAATGAAGAGCACTGACGAGCTAATGTTCCAACTGGCAACCGGTGGTTGGATTCAAGGGGACTATACCAGGCTGAGAGACGCGGTTGACTTCATAGAGGAAGGAAAATCGATTACTGGGGAAGAGATAAGGTACAAAGGGATTCCCTTGCATTTATACGAGATGGAGGTTATTAAAAGAGATGAATGGTTGGATAGCATGCTGGCTGAGTTCGATGCTGAAAAGGTACCATGCCGACATAATTTCTATACGATCTCGGATGTTAAGATTTCTGATAACGAGTATTCTAAAGTTTGTTCTAATTGTGGCGAAACGCTCCGTATTTATGACGAAAGGGAAAAGGACCGAGGAACTCGAAAGATTAGATTTAGGAGAAAAGGATGGATCGAGGGTACTTAGACATCCTGACCAGTGAAGAATGCCCATACTGCGATAGAGACAAGAAGCGAGGTTATGTCTTCTGCTATAATTGTTATTTCAGCTTGCCAGAAGATATGAGAAAGGACTTGTACCTCCCGATGGGCGGTGGCTTCGAGGAAGCTGTGGATGATGCAGTCGGGTACTTAATGAGCTGACCCGAGAGGAGGTATAAGTTGAAGTTATTGATTATAATATTAATTCTCTTGTTCCCGTTCTCGTGGAGTGAGGGCCAGCATGCGGATAAGAATATTCTTATCTTAAATTCGTATCATAAGGGATTTCAGTGGACTGACAACATAGTACGAGGCGTTGAGGCGACCTTCAAAGACGAAGGAATTGATTCTCACATTCAGGTAGAGTACATGGATTCTAAGGTAGTCAAATACGATAGGGCGTATCAGGAGATGCTTTGCGAGCTGTATCGCTATAAGTATGGCGACAAAGAATTTGATGTGATTATTACTACCGACGACAATGCTCTTGATTTTGTTATTTCGCATCAGGAACACGAGGAGGTGCTCCAGGGCGTCCCAGTAGTATTTGCTGGAGTGAATGATCTCAACGCTGAGGCGAAAGTAGATAGAAAACGGGTTACTGGAGTCCTGGAGATTTCAGGATTTAGAGGCACCCTTAATTTGATACTTGACTTGCATCCGAATACGAATAAGATTGTGCTCATTGCGGATCGAACCCCTTCGGGCAGTTATCAGTATAATCAGTTAGAGCCATTACTTACAGATTATATTAATCGTGGAGTTTCCTTTAGCCGGTGGGATGACACTCTCACTATGGAGCAGATTGAGGAAAGAATGAGGGGTCTCTGGGAGAACACGGTCGCAGTTTTTATGACTTTATACAGGGACAGTACGGGCCGGTACGTTTCCTTAGAGGAAGGGGTTACCAGGATATCTCAAGAGAGTAAGAGACCTCTCTATACCTTTCATGCTCAAGTTCTGGAGTACGGCACGATCGGCGGAAAGTTGTTGAGTGGTTTTCATCATGGCAAGAAGGCTGCGGAAATGGCGGTTCTCATTTTGGACGGAGAAAAGCCAGAAGATATCCCTATTGTGGACACTACCACGGCTAAGTATATGTTTGACTATCGGCAACTGAAACGATATGGCATTGACTTTGACGAGTTGCCGGAAGACAGTATTATTGGTGACATTCCCAGAAATATGTATAGGGAGCATAAATGGGAGATCGCGGGAGTCATTGCGGTCGGGGCAGTGCTGGTCACAGCAATAGCGTTGCTCTATTTTAACATCGGGCGGCGGAAACGGATAAGCGAGAAACTGGATCGAAGTGAGGAGAAATACGGAGAAGTTGTCGGATTAAGTCCTGACGCCATTGTGGTCCTCCAGGAGGGAGGGTATAAGATGGTGAGTCCGGCGTTTACCAAGTTGTTCGGATACACTCAAGAAGAGGCAGTCGGTGGGTTAATGTTTGGCGATCTTGTCAATGAAGCTGATAAGGCGAAAGTACAAAAGAGATACGATGATAGGATTAATGGCGTAGAGGATATGACGAAAGACTTTCAAGTTGATCTTATAGCCAAAGATGGCAGCGTCATACCTTGTGAAACTTCAGCCGCAATGATCCAGTATGAGGGCGAGCCAGCGGACCTGGTACTCATTCGGGATATCACAGAGAGAAAACAGGCAGAGCAGGAAAAGTTAACCTTGGAAAGGCAAATGCTGCACGCTCAAAAGCTGGAGAGTTTGGGAGTGCTGGCCGGAGGTATAGCACACGACTTTAATAATATCCTAATGGCAATTTTAGGCAACGCAGATCTGGCATTAAAATTATTGGCACCTTTGGCACCTTCGCGCAGTAATATCGAGGAAGTAATTAATGCTTCGGTTCGAGCGGCTGACTTGGCTAAGCAAATGCTTGCCTACTCGGGGAAGGGGCGCTTCATAGTTGAGCCGATTCATCTGGGGGAACTTATCAAAGAGACATCTCATTTACTTGAGGTTTCGATCTCAAAGAAGGCAACCCTTCGCCGGAACTTTGAAAAGAACACGCCGACCTTTGACGGGGATGTCACTCAGATCCGACAAGTAATTATGAATTTGATCACCAATGCATCGGAGTCATTATTGGAAGAGTCTGGTGTGATTACTTTGACAACGGGGTCGATGTATTGCGATGCCGAATATCTGGAATGTGTCAATGAAGTTTTAAAAGCAAGCCTGGAAGAGCCTTTGAAGCCTGGAGATTATGTCTTTGTCGAGGTGGCAGATACTGGTTGTGGCATGAGTCAAGATACTAAGGAGAAGATATTTGATCCCTTCTTTACAACGAAGTTTACCGGACGAGGATTAGGCATGTCTGCGGTTCTTGGCATTGTGAGAGGGCATCAAGGAGCAATCAAGATCTACAGTGAAGTAGATCGAGGCACTACCTTTAAAATTTACTTTCCGGCAAACGTAATGCCCGATAGAGAGATGATCAGGCATGAGGAAGAAGAAGGGGTAGATGATTGGAAAGGTAGTGGATTAATCTTAATTGCTGACGACGAGAAGGCCGTGGCTATGGTAGGCAAGCGGATGATAGAGCTTCTCGGTTTTGAGGGTATAACTGCTTATGATGGTAAAGAGGCAGTGAAGGTATTTAAGGAGAACATGGACGATATCGTCTGTGTGCTACTGGATCTTACTATGCCGCGCATGGACGGTCTCGAAGTTTTCCAGGAAATTAGATCCTTGAGACCTAACACCCCGATAGTTCTTTGCAGTGGCTATAATGAGCAGGACGCCACCCAGAAATTTGTAGGGAGAGGCCTGGCCGGATTCCTTCAGAAGCCTTATACCATGGATAAGTTACAGGCGAGATTGAAAGGTTTACTCGGATAGTAGGAGACTAAGTAATGATTGATAAAGTATTGACCCGAAAGTTTTGTCATCGGGCTGTCAAGAAATTTCATAAGGATATGGATTCTCTGACTGCGACAGAGGCGAGATATATCTCATATTTCCTTTTCAATGAGGAGCATAAGGATGAGTGTGTGCCGGAAGGGACGATAATGAGGCTAACGTGTGACAACCCACTATGCGTTGCGCCTGAGCACATTATAATGGTCTCACCGTATAAACAATAAAGGAGAAACTATGGCATTAGATATCAGCGGTATCGTGGGGTTGGATCTGTCTTTGACATCGACAGGGTTTGCCCGTTGGGGGATCAGTCCAGAAATTCCACTATTCCACGATTTGATAAGGACCGATACTCGGATGGGGAGTAATCTGGAAAGAGCAATCTATATCGCGGGACAGATCCACTTGCTGAGCACGAAGGCGGATTTATTCTTTATCGAGGACTACGCTTATGGAGTACCGGCTAAGAAATCCCGGCTGGCAACTCTTGGGGAGCTGGGCGGAGTTGTCAAGGCTATCATGCTGAAGCACACTCACTGCGAACCGTTTGTGGTGGCACCTGGGACGTGGAAGAAATTCCTAAACAACAATGGCAATCTGGACCAGGCGTCTTTCAAGCTGGAGGTTTACAAGAAACTGGAAATTGAACCCATGGGCCACGATGACGCTGCGGCACTTGCTATCTGTGACTTTGCGCGGTGCGTGCTCCAGGCCAGCAAGATCCGAAAACTTAAAAAGTACGAAGAGGCTGTTATCAAGAAATACCGTAAAGAGCACCCCGAATTGAAAATCCGATTGCAATCACTTGCAAAATATCAGAACCAAAGAGGAGGGTAAAATGCCCCACTTCGATGGGCCAGAATATGATCCGCATTATGATTTGCGGAGATTGACCACGCAACACGCACGGGTCCGTACTCTTATGGCTGATGGAGAGTGGAGAACGTTAGAGGAAATCGGAGAGGCAACTGGAGATCCAGTTTCGTCCATATCGGCTCAACTGAGGCACCTGCGGAAAGAGAGATTCGGATCAAATACGGTACTGAGGCGACCAAGTCCGACCATAAGCAGATACAGGGGATTATTTGAATACCGATTGGTGCTAAATGAGACAAGTGAGCCTGAGTATAATATGGATATTGAGGATTTGCTGGAGTGAAATTAATTCTTGACAATGGTTTTTAACTATGATATTTAAAAGGGGCAATGATTAAAATCCATATTAAAAAGGAGGTGAAACAATATGAGTCAGAAAACGCATTATGGCCGTCAGCCGGAATTGGCAGACTATATCCAGTCAAGCTATCCTTGCATATTCCTTCGGACCGTGGAACCGCAAGTCGCGGAGCGCAAGATCATGGAGGCTCTCGACGAACTTGAGATGAAAGCTATGGATGTTGGGGTCTGGAAAGCTACGACCGGCTTCGTGGTCAGAAGGGCAGATTCAGGTACTAATGCTACGGGGCAAAAGATCTGCGATGATCTCACGGATGCAATTTTGCATGTAGAGGAGAGGAGTCCTGATAATCCTATCATCGGGATATTTCACAACCTGCGTAAGTTATTGGATCACTACCAAAACATCCAATGCATTATCGACGCATCTTTGGCTGCGAGATCAACCGGATCTTGTATCATCCTGGTTGGTCCGCATCTCGACTTGCCCCCTGAATTGAAGAACATCGTTACCATCGTTGAAATTCCCTTGCCTACTCAAGAGCAGATAGTTAGCCAGTATACTAAATTGGTTCGGGCTTATGAGAGAGAAATAGATCTCCCAAAGAAGAAAGCTGAACGGGATGAGCTTATTCTCACGGCGGCGAGGGCTGCGATCGGTCTGGACGAGTTAGGGGCCGAAAGTGCTATGGCACTTTCCCTGGCGACTTCGGAAACGGTTGACATCAATGTTATCCAAGCACAGAAGGAGCAGGAAGTCAGGAAATCGGACGTGCTGGAGTTCTTCCCAATTAACGAATCCATTGAAAACGTTGGAGGGTTCGATTACTTCAAAGAGTGGTTGGAAAGGCGCAGGAAAGCATTCTCAAATGATGCGCGAGAGTATGGGCTGCCTTGGCCTAAAGGTATACTCATCGTAGGTCCAGCCGGTACCGGGAAGTCGTTGGCTGCCAAAGCTACTGCGGCCTTTCTGAAATTGCCCCTGCTTCGTCTCGATATGGGAAAAGTATTTCGGTCCCTGGTAGGTGAGTCAGAAGCGGCAATCAGAATGGCCTTACAAGTAGCGGAGGCAGTCTCCCCGGTTGTCTTATGGATGGACGAGGTTGAAAAGGGACTCGCAGGTATGCGCGGATCTGGAGAATTAGATTCGGGCGTCACCGGTCGGGTTGTTTCAACTGTTTTGACCTGGAGACAGGAGACACGGTATCCAGTTATGCTGGTTGCCACTGCTAACGAAGTGGCGTCACTTCCGGCCATGGTATATCGGAAAGGGCGTCTTGACGAGGTATGGGCCACGGATTTACCGGAAGAGCATGAACGCAATGAGATCTTTGCTATTCATATTCGGAAACGTGACCGAGACCCAGATGACTATGACCTGAAGCTACTCGCGGCGAGGACTGAGGAGTATACTGGGGCGGAGATTGAAGGCTGTATAGAGGACGCGATGTTCCTGGCCTTTGATCAAGATGTTGAATTTGAGACAAGACATATCGTCCAATCTATATCGGAAATGGTACCTCAAGCCAAGCGAGATGCTGAAGAATTAATTTCAATCCGGGAGTGGGTAGAAACAAGGGCGAGGAGAGTCTCCTCCGGCTCAGCACCCCAAGCGGAGCAATCAAAGGTTAGGAAATTACATACTAAACCAAAGAAGAAGACAAGGAGGTAGACTACATGGCGACAGCTAAAACAAAGACGACTACTAAGACGGGAACTGCTGCGGCAAAGGGAAAGACCGTAACCAAACGGGCAACCGAGGTCCGTAAAAAGATCAAGGCCACCTTGACTGCCGTGGACAAAGATCACATGACTCTGGCGGAACTTTTAGCGGAGGCACACAACCGCAAGTACTGGGAAGATTGGGGTTATGAGGATTTTAAATTGTACTGCTCCGACGAGTTGGATGTCCATTGGAGAAAGGCGTATTACTTCGTTGACATTTGGAATAAAGTTGAGGAGTATAAGCTTGATATAAAGGATGTCCAGGCAGTTGGCTGGACAAAGATGAAAGAGATTGCCACCGTTATCACGAAACGGAACTATCGGGGCTTAATGACAAAGGCCAAGAAGATGAACGCTCGGGACTTCATTGACGAGATCAAGGTTATTCGGGCCAAGCAGAAGGGCAAAGATCCCCGTCCGGTGGTGACTACCATACAATTAAAGGCAAACGAAGACGAGGCCGGAACCATCCTGGAGGCCATATCGGAGGCTAAGAAGTTGACTGAATCCGCCAACGATACCGTTGCCCTGGAGATGATCTGCTCGGATTGGTTAGAAGACAAGGGCACGGTACCCGAGGCAACTCCCTTGGAGTCCAAGATTGCATTTCTGGAGAAGGCCTATGGAGTAAAGTTGGAGGTTATGGCCGAAGGCGGGGAGACCGAGACGGAAGGTGAGGAGACTGAAGAGAAGGCAGAGGAGAAGAAGACCCCTGCCAAGAAGACTCCGGCCAAGAAGACCACGGCCAAGAAGACCCCTGCCAAGAAGGCTACCGGTAAAAAGACTGAGCCACCGGAACAAGACATCGATGATTTACTCGGGCTGAGTTAGACACGAGTTGGCCTGTGATATCTGCCCGATATGCGTAGGCCTGGCGTGGGTGCCGGTTCTAAGGGGAGTCTCGAATGGCTTTGCGCCTTCCTGTGCCTCCGGTGCTCACGCTAATTCTATTTGACAAAGGCGTTAATGTGTGATACATAGGAGGGGATATAATGTTTACTGAGGAAGAACTTGCTACGATAGCCGAGCTGGCCTACAACCATCTGGAGGCCATGTTAGATATGGAGGAAAACGATGATTGCGATTTGGATCTCGCAACCTTACCAACGAGCAGTTTTGCAATTGCTAAAGACGCCGGGGACGGGGGCGCTGACCTCCGGTGGGTCCAAAATTGCCAATCGATCATCAAAAGATGCAGAACCAAAATTTGGAGGGAAGGGGAACTTAATTTTAAGGAGGCAAAGAAAGAGGAGGAGTAAACGTGAATGATACTGATTTCGTCTACGGATGTCGCAGTGGAATCCAAAAAGGAATCAGGCGCGGGGATCTTGATTTAGTCCATACTTGCTTTGAGACTCTCTGGGCGGAGAAGAGTCAAAGGAATTGGTTATTCTGGAGGGCGACGACTTTGGCGACTGAGGAAGCCTGGCAAATGATCGGTGAACTCGGTCAACTGTTTTTAACACAATCGAAAGACAAAGAGGACTGGAGGAAATTCATATACCGGTTATGCTTCGCCACAAAGTCGAAAGATGCTGTGGGTCTCTGGGGCATGGCAGATGAGATGCAGAAGTATCCGGCACATCCTGAATTTGACGAGTTAATGCTTTGGCGAGGCATGTGCAATGGCACGAAGCCGGATGCCTATTTGCTTGTGGCGGAAGATCTGCACGAGACTTGCCGTAGATCACGGAAAATGAGTGATTACGAAAAAGAGGCAACGGATGTCCTACTGAGGCGGACGAAGATGGGCGGCATGATGGGAGATCGATTGATCTGCTTAACTTCTCTGCTCCTGTTATCCATGCGAGGCTTGGATAAGAAGGAGGTAGACGCAGACGTGAAGGCAAATGCTATGCTGTGGAAAAAGGAGACCGGGAGGAGTAAACCACGGATCGTGGATCTGCCTTGGTATGCCTTTGATATGCATACTCAAGCCGGAAAGATCGCTTTCAATATCTTTATGAAACAGGGAGGCGAGAAGTATGGCCTGGACGAACTCTCTTTTAGGTCTCTATGGTTCTTCATGGAGAGCGCGAAGGTGCCCAAACATCTTATCCGGTTGCCGCCTACTGAATGGAGTCTAACAGCCTTTGATTCGGTCTGGTGGCTGCCTTACGTGGGATTTAGGCTTAATATCCCCGGTCATACTGCAAAGGAGGCGGCCAGGCTATGGAAAGAGCAGGTGAGAGAGGACATTAAAGGGGCGGTCAATTGGATCTTGGAAAAGAGAGAAAGTAATGAGTAATGTCCGCATAGTCCAAACAGGCAAAGGATACGGGACTTTCACTCCCGCAACGTGGGTTCGAGTCCCACTGCGGACACCAAAGAGTTGGCAAGCCGAGGGAGTTCCCTATCAAAGGGCAACGGACTGTGCGGGTGGAGAATCTTCCGTAGTGGAAGAAATTGGGTAGGCTTGCCATATTTAAAAAGAGGAGATATGATGCGGGGTGATGCAGTGGCAGCAGAACAGGCTCATAACCTGTTAGTCGCGGGTTCAGCATAACACATCAGCATAACACATCAGCTCGACAGGTCAGCTCGACACATGAAAGGAGGTAAATGGACAGAGCAAAGATAGCTTGGCTTAAAGGGTATCGGGTTAAAGAGGACGGCAGAGTCTTCTCGCATTATGGGAATAAGATGTCGGCTCGAATTGGACCAAAGGGATATCGGACCTTTGGAGTAAAGCACGAAGGTCGCACCCTAACGATTACTGTTGCTCGGTTACAGGCGTATCAAAAATTCGGGGAGGCCTTATTTGAGGAGGGGCAAGAAGTTCGACACAGGAACGGAAATTCAACTGACGATTCGTATGAGAATATTCTAATAGGAACTCGCCACGAGAATATTATGGATCGAACGCCTGAGAGCAGAAAGGCTCATGCAAAGCATGCTTCATCCCGCATGCGTAGATTCAATGACAAGGAGAGGGAGGAGATTCGTGAGTTTCATCGGAAATGTAAATCATACAAGAAGACGATGGAGAGATTTAATATTTCATCGAAGGGGACTCTTCATTATATTCTGTCTTCGTAAATTGCAATCAATTGCAAAATGGCTGAGAAAACTGAACAGCCGACAAAGTGCTTTCTCTGTGATGCTCCTTTGGGTAAGAGATATACGGAGTCGAGATATTATGTATTCCTGAAGTGTACCAAGTGTGGAATTATTTCTGGAGGCTATTCACGTTACCAACAGAAAGTTGAACAACCGAAAGTTAAACAACCAAGAGAATGGATTAAGGAAGAGTGGATTAAATACGAGGGTAAGTAATATGAAAGTCATTATAATATCAGTCTGTTTGTTAATCACATCGTGCATCCGGCATTACGAAGTTCCAATATTAATGGAGGGTAACGATAATTGAGTAAACATAATAGTTGCTGCGGAGGTTCCGAAGCACATAGAGGCAGCGGCAGAGGCAGAAATTCCCTTATCAATTATTCCATAAAGAAAGGACAAGAGATATGTTCAGTGCAGCTCAAAGTATAGATGAATTGATTGATGACTTGGAGATTATCAAAGAGGAGGCGATAAAGGCGGACCAAGGAAATGCAGCGGCGGGAACTCGAACGCGAGTAGGTCTGCAAGATGCAAAGAACACGATACAGGATATCAGGGTTGCCATCCTGGATAGTCAAAAGAGGCGCAAGAAGAAAAGGCGCGGGAGGGGGAATCTTTAATGCCGGGAAAAGAATGGCAGCCATCAATTAGCGATGTTCTATGGCAGCAACAATTAATTGACACAATGAAGGACGGGGCAGTCTGGGGGACGACCTGGGGGAGTTATCGATTAGATAAGAGTAACGAGGTTGTGACCTTGATACATAGGTTAGATCCCTTTGACGTAGAAAACCATAATCGGGTAGTGTTAACTTTTAGAGCACTGGCCTGGAAGTTTATAGACGAAAGTTAGGAGGGCGGAGTTGGATGAATTCTGAAGATCATTTATATGGCTGTCGCAGTGGTATTCAAAAAGCGATTCGCCGGGGAGATTTGGATCTCGTGCATACTTGCTTTGAGACGTTGTGGGAAGAAAAGAAGCAGAGGGATTGGTTGATTTGGAGGTCAACGATCCTGGTGGCTGAAGAGGCCTGGCAACTGATAGGCGAGCATGGAGAATTAATAGAATCAAAATCAAAAGATAAAGAGGAGTGGAGAAAACATATTTATGCATTGTGCCTTGCTACTAAGTCGAAGGATGCCGTGGGCTTATGGGGAATAGTTCATAATGATGTCGAGTACCGGAAAGACCACAAGGAATTTGACGAGATGGAGATGTGGAGAAGTAGAGCTGTGGACGGGGATTTTATTGGCTTAGCTGACGAGATGCATAGGGTCTATCCTTGGCACAGTGAGTATGAGCGGAAGGGCGCGGATGCTCTCCTACGGAAAACAAAGATGGGAGGCCGGGGAGATCGTATCTTCTGCGTATCTGCTATGGTATTGCTATTTTACCGGGGACTTGATAAGAAGAAAGTCAAGGCCGATGTAAAGGCAAATGCTAAAAAGTGGAAGAAGGATAACGGACGGAGTAAGGTCCGAACCGTTGAGCTGCCATGGTATGCCTTTGACAAGCACACCCAGGCAGGTCAGATTGCGTTAGGAATATTTATGAAGCATTCGGCTGAGAAGTATAACATCAGTCGAGATGATTTCTGGAACCTATGGTTTTATATGGAGAGTGCTAAGACTCCCAAACACTTATTAAGACTACCTACCGATACGAGCAACTTAACCGCCTTCGATTCTGCGTGGTGGTTGCCGTATGTTGCCTCTAAACTACCCTATAAAGGCTATACAGCCAAAGGGGCTGCCTATCTCTGGAAGACTAAAATTCGGGATGATATCAAAGGGGCAGTTCACTGGATACTTCGCAAGAGAGAAAACGGATAACATAAAAGGACAGAAATGGAGATAACAGATAATCTGGTTATGCTGGTAGATCCAGTATACACCGCTCGAAAAATATCACGTTGCGCTACGACGATGGCAATGTGGAGAATGACTAAGGCGTGGCTGGATGACGGAGAGAATAGGTTTGCCTATTGGTTCGTCCCGCCCAAAGGGCACGGAATAGAGCATGATTTCGATCCTATTGAGAAGGATAAGCGGATTATCACTATTCCCTTATTCTGCCGGGGAGATCGGTTCAGGGAAGCATATCTGCCCACTGACGAGCATTACAACTACATAAAAGAGTGGGCCGGTCAGTATTCGGACTTTGATGTCCTACTGACTACCCGAAACGCGGGAGCATACTATCGCCAAGTAACCGGGAGCTGGAATAACTTTTGCCGGTTCATGGTTTTGTCGGAGAGATATCCGTTGCTGGACTTCAAGACCTCTGTAGTGCTGCCGAGATCAGACGTTGGCAAGTTTTCAACTGCTATGCGTAATATAACTAATTATATGTGCTTCGATAAAATCTACACCACGATAGAATTTGAGCAGAAGGGAATTATCACAGAGTCAAAACGGTATTTAAGTTCTTCGATGGTAAAGAAGCTGTCCAAGAAAGTTCATGCTCTGGACTCGAAAGACTATCTTAACTTAGAGTGGCCTTTGACTCCAGAGGCTAAAGAAAGTTTCATGGCGGCGTCACCGTTTATGGTGTTTTACCTTCAGAAGTTTGTTGAAGTACCCCACCAGTACAGCAAGATCCACAAAATCTTATCAACTATTCATTCCAAAGTGGGAGTAGACAGTGACATTAAGACTAAGCTATTCCTGAGCAACTCTGCTAAACTTCCCCGCAAGTATCGGAAAGATATGGACTTCCTTGATATGGAAAGATTGCCGCAGGATGAGTTCTGGGCGTATCTCAAGAAGGGGAACGTATTTCTGTCTTTGTCTCTGGAGGAAGGTCTGCCGACTGGGGCAGTAGAGGCGAGTTGCTTGGGAGTCATGGGAGTGGTCAACAAAGCTAAGTGGAGTGTAGACTTATTCGGCAAAGATTACTTTGGATTGATAAAAGGGGAGAAGCAAGCTCTGGGGCTTATCCAATGGATTTACTCTAATAGGGAAGCTGCCTGGCAAAAGTGGATTGAGTGGTACGAGAGTCACTTCCTGGAGAAGATAAGGAGCCTATCGGGAGGGCAGCAGCATTTTCTAACTGCATGCAATGACTACTTCACGAATTTAGCGGAGCAAGCTAATTGGTCGTATGGAGTGGATGCCATTTCCAAGGGAGCGAATAATGGAAATATCCGTGAGATAGACGTTCTTCACTTAAAGGGTCTGGACACTATTAAGAACCCCAACGATACGAGGAAGCGGGGCTATTGGAATGTGATTTATTACAGGTTGCCGTTTAGATGGAGAACTCATTTTAAACTTCGAGTACTGGATGGATGGAAAGTTACCGGGAAACCTTGGATACTCAGAAAGTAGGAAGAAATGAATTTGAAGCAGTTAGAAGAAATATATGGTATGGACTTCTTCGCCCATCGGTTCAGGGAAATTGGCTGGAGAGGATCTATAATATGTGATACGATAATCGAGGAGTTGAAGCCTCTTAGTTTGGTAGATATCGGCTGCGGGATTGGGGATCTCGTTGAAAGTTTCTTGATCAGAGGCATAAAGTCATGGGGCGTTGAAGGGTCCAGTGCTGCTATCCCGTACCGGAGAATTCGGAAGTCTTTGATGATCCAACTGGATCTGAGGGAACCGCAGAAGGTTAGGGAGAAGGCGTCATTGGCGCTGTGCTTTGAGGTCGCTGAGCACATAGAGCCTGAGTATACGGAGATATTCTTTGATAACCTCGTCCAGTTTTCGGATACCATATTATTTTCATCCTATGGTGGAAAAAGTAGTCACGCTGTCGGCCACGTCAATCAACAACCTATGATGTATTGGCTCCAGAAGTTTGAGAAGAGAGGATATGCCCCGGTAGATGGTGTCGGGGATCGCATGAGGGATGAGTGGTTGGAGTTGAACCTGGAGAGAGGCATTCGGGCCATTGCCGCTACGGTAGAGTTATTCAGGAGGCTGGATTGACGGTCGAAAAGAGTAGGGAGTTTGTGATGGATGTCAGAGAGATCAACCCGGTACTCATTACTGGAATCTGGGTAGAGTCCGATGGCACTGGTTGCGATGTGACTTTAAACATTCAATCGCGGGATAGGTGTATCATTAAATTTAAAAACTTAAAGGCTGCGTTTTACTACTTTATAGAGTTGACAGACGCTTGCCTTCTAATTTCCAAAGAGACAGGACATAACCTGACTGGAGGGCAAGATGACTGAAATTGAAATCCCAGAAGTGGTGATGTTAAAGAGGTCGAGTATTCGACCCAATGACTACAATCCGAACGAATTTCAAGATGACACCTTTAATGAGTTGGTGAAGTCAATTGAAGACTTTGGAGTCGTTCAGCCTTTAATTGTCGGGCCTTTGAAAAATGATGCCAAAGGGTTTGAGTATGAAGTAATAGATGGGGAGCATAGATGGACTGCACTGGATATCTTGGAAGTGCCGGAGGTGCCCTGTATTGTCAAAGATATTGACGAGGACAGGCGAAAGTTTTTGACGGTTCGGACATACCGTATCAGGGGCAAGTTCAATATGAGATCCTTTACTAAGCTGGTAGAGGGCTTGATGGACAAGTACTCTTTCGATGAGGTAGCTGAACAAATGGCCTTCACAGATCCTGACGAGTTGCAGGAAATGATCTCGGCGGCCAGGGAGACAATCACCGATCCTGAGTTAAGAAGAGCCTTTGACAAAGCAAAGGATGATATCAAGACGGTAGATGACCTGACGAACTTGCTAAACAGGTTATTCACGCGGTTCGGAGACACACTCCCGGCCAACTTCATGTTGATAGAATTTGGCGGCAAGAATCACTTATGGGTGAGAATGAGAAAGGGTGACTTCTCGAAGATTCGGGAGCGAGCACGGGACGTGATGGCGGAGGGAGTTACTTTCGATTCGTTCCTCTCGCACCTGTTAACTACGGTCCCAGTATCAAAGTGGGTGGAGAGGCATAGAGATCTATTGGAGTCTATACCTGAAGACGCACAGGAAGGGGCTGATATTGACAACGTATTAGCAGAGGAGTAATGTTATGATTAAGGGATTCGCTGAGACACTACCAATTGCGGTAATGAGAAAGTTAAGGGAAACGGTTGCTCCGCCAGGCAAGCGTGGAACCTGGTTGCGTTACCTGGATGATAACAAACTCGCGGAAGTATTTGTGCAGCTACAGGCCGGAACTGCTTGTCATCATATAGCCTCAGTTGCTCAGCGGGAGTGGGGCATTAAACCTGGATCTAAAACACAGTCGCTTGCTCGTGCGGTACGATCACTGAGAGATAAGATGGTCGGGGAGATCCAAAAGCTTCCGATCAAGACCACCGAGGATAAGGATACTGCCAAAGATTTAAAGACTCAAGCGGCCAGAGTATCAAATGGCCTTAATGAGCTGGAGGAGACTGCCTGGACGGCCATGGAGCAAAAGAAGCGCATACAGTTATTCAGGACGAAGGAAGATTTAGCCAAGATGGGATTCCAAGCCACTGATAAAGCAATCCAGGTATATCTCCAGATCCTGGAGGCATACGCGAAGATGAAGATTAACCTGGGACTGATAGAGCCTCCTACCTCTGAATTTAATCTTAACGTCAAGCACAAGTTTGCCGGACTTATGCAGCATACAGTAGGACCGGACGGGGAGAAAATGGTAACTGCCCTGGACCGGTTCATGGAGCTGGTGGATGAGAAATCGCTGGCTCTGGTTCAAAATAAGGACGGCAGCTTTGAGTATGTCCAGGAGGATAATAAAGATGCCATTGCCAACGACTGACCCACAGGGACGAGCAATCCCGCTGGACGATGCAATTCATATGTGTATGCTCATGGCTGAAGAGTTTGGATTGACTACCAATCAGTATGAGATGTGTGACGCTATGACTCGGTCGGTACCTATTCAGACAACCCGCCATGATGATAAGTTTCTATTCACTTCGTCATTGCGGTTATTCATCAATAACATGCAGAGAGCAATCACGGCGCGGGACTCCTCTTTCCTAAGACAACAAAGAGGATTGAAGGTTGAACGGATCGTGGACATCGAGGAGTTCTGCGAAAGTACTGAATACATGAACCAAGCCGGATATCTCCGTCCGGCCATTAAGTATAAGTTACTGGAATTATTCGAGGACAACGACGATTACGTTGAGGCGGTATTGACTGGAGGCATCGGTATCGGGAAGAACTACTTCGGAGACATGGCGATAGGATATATGATCTATACTTTATCGTGTTATTGGAATCCGCAGATGGAGTATGATCTGGCACCGGGATCTTCGATTGTATTCATTATGCAGTCAAAGTCTCATCGCCTGGCAAAGAAAGTCGTCTTTGATCAGTTTGCGGAACGGTTAAGGTTGAGTCCTTACTTTATGAATAACTTTGCCTTTGATCCTGGAGTCAAAAGTGAGCTACGGTTCCCGAATAACATCTACATACTGCCAGTCGGAGGGCACGATACGGCGGCCATAGGTATGAACGTATTCGGCGGTATCATTGATGAGATGAACTTTATGGCGAGAACCACCCATAGTGCTCTGACAGCCTACTCGGGAGAGGAGGAGTATGACCAAGCGGAGAGGCTCTATCATGCTCTTATCCGGCGTATGAAGTCTCGTTTCATGCAGAAAGGGAAGCTACCTGGTAAGCTGTTGCTGATCTCATCCACTAACTATCCTGGAGACTTCACGGATCGTAAGATCAAAGAATCTGAAACCGATGAAACTATCTTCGTTATGAAGTATGCACAATGGGAGGCGCTCCCTCCAGATCGATTCAGCGGTGAAGTATTTTATGTTGAGGTGGGCAATGAAGTTAAGCGGTCTCGCATTCTGGGGGAGAAATCTGAAGCTGCGGATGAACAGGATGTCATTGAGGTACCAATTGAGTATAAAACGGAGTTTCTACGCGATCTGGAAGCGGCATTAAGAGATCTGGGCGGCATTGCTACTGGATCTAAACATCCATTTATACCGCAACGGGAACTAATCGAAGAATCGCAGGTCCGCTTTGAATTAGTGAGTGGTCCTAAGCAGTTATTCAAAATGGGGTCTTGCGTGCTTTCAAGTGTCATTGATGCGAATTCGCCGGACTGGGAGAATATCATCAGTGAACAGTATATCGATGATTGCATACACGATATTGGGGCTGCCTTTGCGGTCCATATCGACGTTGGTATCACGCAGGATGCCGCTGGCCTGGTGATCTCTCGAATTACCGGATACAAGCTACTTCCCATGGCGCGGGTCTATAATGAGCGCACTCAGGACTTCACAGAGATAAGAGATATCCGTGCTCCTATCTATACTCTGGATGGCGTGTTGCAGATCCAAGCACCTCACTCCGGCGAAGTTGATCTGGAGTTGGTTCGGGATCTCGTTTTATACCTTAAAGGGATTTTGAATATTAAGTGGGTGACGATGGATAGTTATCAGTCGGCAATGCTTATCCAAGGCTTCAGAAGAGCTAAGATCCGGTCAGGAGTACTATCGGTCGATACGAGTATTGCACCTTATGCTGAGTTAAAACAGTCAGTTAAGGACGAACGACTACTTATGCCTCGGCACCCAGTATTGGCAAGGGAGATGAGGGAGCTTGAACGAGATCCTGAAAAGGACAAAGTGGACCATCCCTCGGGAGGATCAAAAGACTGCTCGGACGCTGCCGCTGGTTCAGTCTACATGCTCCAACGTAAGGAGGCACACTACGGCAGAACTTCCCGGCGTAACCGCAGGACGGACACAGTCCATGAGCCTGACGTTAGGAAGGTTAGGGTTGGGAGACGGAGGAGAATTAGAGTGATATGAGTGATCCAAAGGTAACCGATGAAACGCCCACGAGAACACCTATCAAATGGTTGGATGATCTATTCGAGTGGGCCAGGAAAAGGGAGTGGCCTTCAAAGGCTACCAGGAAAGAATTTAGATACCCAGATGACACAAGGGAGGATGACCAAAGATGATTCCTAAAGAAAAGAGCGCACCTAAGATCCGGCACACGAAATCGAATCTAAAAGAAAAGAATATGCTGAATGGAGTTATGAAACACTTCATTAATGATGCAGTATTGCCAAAGGCGCACGCCAAGCTACATGCTGGCATGTCGGGATGGGACAACCCCGATAACTTGCTGGAACTTAGGAAACAGTTGGCGGCGACAGTAAAGGCGGGGATGTATGACCGGGAAGATCTTGAAGAAGATATTGCACTATTGGCGGCGTTTGTGTGGTTTAATCGATTGGCGGAAGAAAGACGGAGACTCATTGAGGCGGAGTGGGGATGATTTGGAAGTTATTGTAGATGGGATTGACACTGAGGGTCTGGAAGCCGCAGTCGAGAGGCTGCATCGAAGGGTAGACACTGATATCCTATCACAATCTTTGCAATCAATTGCAAACGCTGCCAGTCAAACCGGCATTAGCATGGAGGAGATGTCACGAGCAATGAGTAACCTGGTAGGTGGATCTGTTTTGGATGGCATAGATCGTTGGAGATTTGCGCCTTTGATACCTGGTGTGGAAGTGGATAGGGATATCCGTACACAGCAATACCTCTTTGCTTGTATGGCGTGCGGTGAGATCTTTCTAAAGGTAGGCCAAATGCGTATGGCGGAGATGGGCAGCTTCACTGCTCAAACTATGGTATTCACCGAGCATAAGAAACACCTGGAGGTTTGCCGTAATAAAGAGCCGGAGGAGGAGAAGGCGGAAACACCCTCTCCGGCAGACCCTGTAAGACTAATAAGATTCAAGCGGGAGTAACTCTAAATGGTAGAGGCCGGTCTTCCCGACTGGTGGTTGCAGGTTCAAGCCCTGCCTCCCGCTCCAACGAGTTATGATTGAGTTTCTGGAAGTTATATTCAACAAGTTATACACCACTGGAGGGCTATTGCTCTCCGGCCTGGTGGCGCTCGTTTTGCAGGATCATCTTCGCAAATTCAAGCATAGATCCGTCGAGCGCCGGAGGTTCGAGACTGCTTAGTTCAATCAGGCAGTTACCGATTCCCATGCCCCAGAGTTCTGATAGTACGTGTTCAACGGCTTGTACGATCACTCCGTCCCAGGCAATCGTGCAAGATCTCGTAGTGTCAACGATGAACTCCGCCAATGCTGGAATGGTAGGCTTTCCCGAGAGGTCGAT